GTCGCGGTCGATGAACAGGCGCTTGACCCATCCATGCCCGACGTTGCCGGGGTTGCAGGTGTAGTACATCCTCGCCTTGAAGTCTGTCCGCGTGGACCGGTTGCAGGTCGTGAGGAACTGCATCTGCGTCTCGGTGAAGTGGGTCGCCTCCTCCATGACGATGACGTCCCACTCCTGGCCCTGGTACTGGTACACGTCGGCTTCCGTGGCGCAGTAGCCCATCTTCAGCAGACTGCCATTGGGGAACAGGAACGCGTTCTCCGTCGCCTTGTACTGCGCGACGCCGGCGAGCAGCGCCTGCAGCGGCCTGACGTGGTTCTCTAACAGCTCAGGGAACGTCCTCCGCATCAGCAGCACGCGGAGCCCTGGGTACTTGGAGCAGAGCCCTACGGCTTTCATCCGTGCCGCCCAGCTCTTGCCGCCGCCTCTCGCGCCGCCGTAGCAGATGTGCCTGCCCCTGGCCTTGAAGAACTCCAGCTGCTTCGGCTGGATCCTGACGCTGATCATCCGCTGATCGCGTCCGCTTCCTCTTCGGAGACTCCCTCAATGCGGAACGCGATCTCGCTGATGGTCTGTTCGATGACTTCCTTCGGCTTCTCGCCAAGCAGGTCCCGCAAAAACGTGCTGGCCTGTACGTCACCGCACGCTGCCTTGTCTGCCAGCGCCGCGATGATCTCCCTGGCCTTCTCAGGCGTAACGACCTCCTCGGCAGCGCGTTTCAGCCGCCCGATCTGAACCCTGGTCTCCGCGGACTTGCGAGCAGCTTCAGCCGCTCGGGACCCGCTAAACCTGGTATTCTTTCCGTATTCTGCTAACTCTTCGCGGCTTTTACCTGCCACCGTTGCCTCTCCTTTTGCGCTTCTTCCCGTATAGGCCATTCAAGAACGCGTCTATGCTCTCCTGTTCGCCATTCTCTGCCCCTCGCGTAGTTTCTTTGTAGTGATGCTATTCCAATTCCACCACGGAAAACGCTTAACTTTACAGAAAAGAGGGCCCGATCAGGCCCTCTCCAGCATCTTTATCACTTTCTTGTTCAGGTAGCACCTCACGTGCGACTCTGAGTAATGCATCCGCATCCCCACCGCTCGCCAGCTCAGACGGCAGCAGTATCGCAGCAGCACGATCTGCCGGTATTCCGGCGGCATCTCATCCATCGCCGCTTCCAGCCGCCTGCGGAACGCTTTCGCCTCCGGTGACCGCCTGTGGTGGTCGGTCATGCGCCGGTACTGCTGCAGCTCGATCCTGGTGATCATTTCGTTTCCTTCGCCGGGCAGGTGAACTTATGCGGCGCATACGCATATCCGGCGACTTCTCCAGGATCACCGTCCAGGTTGCAGCGCGTTTCGATGCTCTCGCCGTCGACGCGCCTGATCACGTACTGTTTTCCTTGGTACTTTGGCTCCCAGTAAGGGACAGGCTCATAGTCGCATGGCGTGTACGTGATATTCCCTGTGAGCTGTTCTTTTCCGATGTACACCAGCTCACGACCACATTTGGGGCAGAACCTCGTCTTCTTTACGTATTCAGACATTTTTGTTTCTCCTTTCTTCGTCGATTCGTTTTACTATCCATGTCAGTATGTGCCATAGCGTGCGGCATATTGCCCTGATGACGGCCCTTTCCGTCATCCCCGGATCTACCGTCCGGTCCTCCAGTTTGCAGAGGATGTGCTCCATGCCCTGCATGTCCTCGATCAGGATCTCGCGCTGTGTCATGCGTCCTCCTTCGGCGGCTCAAACCCGTCTTTAATCGCTTGAAGGATTGCATCTGCCATAGCGCGATTCATGTCTATATAACCGACAACAGGGAAATGCTCTTTATCCTTCAGGGAATGTGTGTAGTACATTGCTCGTTCAAACTTCCATCCATTATCCAATTTTACAAGCCCATAACCACCAGTTGCCTTTGCTTCACACTTCCCGGTTCTGACAGGGAAGCCCATATAAACAAAGTACGTTTCATGTCCGGCAAACAGATTCTTGATAATCGTTCCCTTTTTCATTCTTCCTCCTTCGGCGGCTCGATGGGCCACGGTAAATCTTTATCTATATCAGGCCCTTCAAGGTACATCGGTGTCCAGTAGTCCACTTCATCGTCTATATCCTCTCCGCTTTCGTAGTGATACCAGTTCCCTTTCCCCGTACAGCTTGCCACATAGAACGCAATCCGTATCGGCATTATCATCTCAGGTTCGTCCGTATACACAAAGCACCACATATGCTCTTTCGGCGGTTCCTCCACCCTGTGCCACGGGGAGGCGGCATCACGCTTTCCGGCTTCGTATCCATCTTTGTATCCTTCTTCGTAACCTTCAAAGTGTTGGTGGTCGCATAATGCGTTGTAAAAAGAATCACTCACGGTTCGCTCCTTTCTGCCTCCGCCGGGACGATGGTGGGAGCTTTGTATAAGTCCCGTATCTGCACACACTCCTCTATTCTGCCAGTATGGTCTTTAACTGGCCATGCAATTTTATGTAGCGCATCCGCATCCACCAGCCGCCCATGCCCATCCGGGAGTTGGCAAAGGATGGGACAGTTTTCCATTCTTTTTTCATGGATTGGAAAATTATAGCCTCGCTGTTCCTCCGATATTCGGCATCTTGGATAATCGCCGTAATCGTCAAGACAGGGACACATATCACAGCTTTCCGGCATCTCCATCCGCACTACGCACTCGCTCATTCCTGCACCTCCTCCGGCGAATGAACACCGACATTCTCATAAAACCACTTCATACAATCGGGGCAAAGGTTGAAGTGTCTGCTTTCATGATGATCCACGAACGAAAATAGCCTGTATCCGTGTTCGTAGTCATTTTCCTTCTCTGTAAAAATCTGCGTCTTCTCGCATTTGTCACACCGAACGATTTTGTGATAGCTCATTCCTGCACCTCCCCAAAGTCAAAATTCACAGCATCGAATATCTGTTGAAATAGCCACATATCAATATCCACATGGCCTATCACCCGCCAAGGCGTTTTCTTTTCTTTGTTCTCTTTGTACACTTTATCTGCCCATGTGTGCTTTCTGCCTTTGTAATCCAACGAATAGTTGTTGCCGAGGTAAATCGTGGCGTACATTGGGTTTAGGCTTCCGAAATAGTCTCGGCTTACCCACGGATTGACGATAATATCTCCACGCTTCATTCCTGCACCTCCAAAGAATCCTTCAATCCACGCCACAGCGGAACACACTCGGTAAGCGCACACCGTGCCTTGTAGTACGGATCTCTGTGGATCAGCACACAATGAGCGCATATCCTGCACCCGTCACCCATCCACATGAGAGCGTGGAGGTCATTTAACAGTTTTTCGGTGTCTATCGTCAGTCCGTCTTCGTCTTTGACTATCATTCCTGCACCTCCATCAATGTGCGTATGCGGCATCGACATCCGCTTGTAGCCGTTCCACTTCCGCTTGAAGGGCCTCAATCGCATCGGCGGCATCTATCAAAACGCTTGCCCTTAATACTTCAATCTTTCCTGCTGACATGGCTTTTGCCGTGTACCGCAACGCCGCAACCAGTTTAGTGTAGTCCGTCATCGTCTTTCCTCCTTCAGTCTCACATACCAGTCGATCGTCTCCCGCGCCTCGTCGAATCCCTTGCACACGGCGACGGCGTACCCTTCTTCCAGCAGCGCCTTCTGCCAGTCACGTTGCTCCGGGCTCAGACGCCCGCCCGAGCGCCGCTTCATCTCGATGAACAGGCCGTGGTACCCGCCCTTCGCCACAGGCAGGAAGATGTCCGGTACGCCCGGCTTCATGCCCTGTCGCATCAGCGAGACCGTGTGCTGCACGGATCTCCGGCCTTCGTTCACGATGTGGAACATGCGCTGCAGGTCCGTCCGGTACTGGGCCCAGTCGAAGAGCGCGATCTGCTCGTCTTTTTCGGTCATGGTTCCCCCTCTGCCAACAGCGAAAGCTGTCTATCGTCCTTTTTCTCGTCTCCGACCCACCAGTCGTAAATATCCTTGCCTGTTTCCCATCGGGCCCTTGTCAGTAGCCCGCGTTCTTTCCTGTTTTGTGCCATCTTGTTAAAGCACCTGATGTATTGCTCCTTGTACTTCGGATATTCTTCAAGTTCCTGTTTCCGTGTTGACGTGTTCATTGGGCATCCAATGCAGCCAAGTCTGCTCTTTCCTTTGTCGTACAACTCGCAGTATGGGACGTTGTACTTGTGCAGGAACTCCCATACATCCTCGTTTTCCCAATCGATGATAGGATTGACAAGTGTCTTCATTGTCCGAAAGCAAACCTCAACGGCCCGCCTTGCTTCGTCGTTATCGTCGTTCAGCACCACCCCCCCGATTTGTTTGTATAAAATTTGCTTGCTGCACCTCCGGGATCTTGTTCGCGTTCTGTCCGGTGATCGTTGCGACGCCCTGGTTTATCTTCCGGTTCGCCGATTCAGCCCATCGGACGCCGGTAATCGTGACGGTTCCTTTTCCTGCGGATTCTTTCAGCTTCTCGCAACAGTACCGCATGATCCGCGTTGGCGGCGTGGTCCGTTCTTTCAGCAGGCTCCACATCGAGATCGGTTTTCCGTTCTTGTCGTGCGGTATGTCAAAACTGACTTCTGGGTGAACCTTCTTTACGAACCGCACCAACTCAGGCGGATCGACGCTGGTCACATTGTAGTGCGCTTCGTATTTCACGCCGGCCATCTTCGCCAGCTCCAGGATGACGCAACTATCCTTGCCGCCTGAAAATGCCAGCCAGTACGGCCTGTCCTTCGGCTCAAATGCGCGGAGCCGTTCGATGGCTGTCTGAACCTTGTCGATAGTGCAAAAGAGTGTTTGCTCTATAAGTGCCATCAGTTTCCTCCGATCAGCCACGCGATCAGCGTGGTCTCGATGATAATGCTCACGGTCACAAACCGGGCCGCTGCGTGGATCTTCGTAAGAGCTATCGCGTGTATCCGCTGCCGCGCTTCGATGGTCATCTTGTTGGAGACGTTCGTGACGTGCCCGTATTCCTCGTCGGGGCGTTTCACGATTGCTCTGATCATGCTCATGTTTATGCCTCGTCCTCTTCCTTCTGCGCCCTGGCACCGTCGAGGTACGCTGACCAGTACGATATGATGTGCCCGTTGTCTGCGCCGAGGTCGTTCTGCCTGATCTCTTCCTGAAGTCGCTGCTCAGCAAGCTCTATGACGGTCAGTTTCCGAGCCGGTGCTTCAGAAGGTGTTACCGGCGTCTCGTCCTTTTTCTGCTTGGCTGCTTCCTCCTCGGCTGCGTGACGCGCTTCTTCTTCGCGGCGTTTTTTCCATAGCTCATCGAGCTCGTCCATTCGCTTTTTCGCGTTCAGCGCGTCGATCAGGTTCAACCGCTTCAGGAACTCGGATATTATCGCGTTCTCATGCTGTGACTGCAGTGCTCTTAGCTGCTCAATGGCGCTCCTCGCGTTGAACACGATTGTATGAATGTCGGCCCGGATGGTCTTCGTGTTGGTCGTTTTGTTCATCCATGACTGGTCGAACACTTTCGGTAACGTGATCAGGTCTGCCATGTCGCCGATCTCCTCGTCGAAGATCTGCTGGATCTCTTTCCGTCGCTCCTCCTTCCTGAGCTCGTCGTACTCCTTCACCTGCTTGTCGATATTCAACGCAGCGTCCGTAAATATCCCGGAAACCTCCTTGAGCTGTCCGGTCACGTTGGCGATCTTCGCGGCGTGCTCGCGCTCGATTCTGATCCTAAGATCCGACGCGGTCTTGGCCATCTTCCGCAGCATGGCCATGTCCGACTTCGCGTCCTTAATCGCGTCCGGGTTGACCAACAGGTTCCCGTAGATTGCCGCCTGCTCCAGCGCCCACGCCTTAAGCGGCTCGTAATTAGCAATGCCCTGCTCCGGGTTCTCGATGATGATCTCAATCTCTTTCATAATTCCTCCAAATCCAGCTGAATTTCTTTCACATCGGGATGGTTCTTCCCCGATTCTTTGTAGTTCAACAGCGTGTTGTTTTTCCTCGACCTGGCCAGGCCGGGCCTGTCATCGCCGCCAAAGTCCGTGTCCAGGGTCGCTTCGATGGTCTTCAGATCAACGTGCGCTTTGTTCGCGCTCGCGTAGTTGTCAAACGACGTCCGCTTCCGCAGCTCCCGCTTCAGCTCGTACACGCCTGTCCATCCGTTCTCGATAGATTGGTGCAGGATCTCAACCTGCTGCCGCTCGTTCCCCGGCGCGAGCTGCTCCAGCTTCTTGAGCATGAGGTCCACAGCCAGGGGCGTCATCGGTTTCCGCATCCGGTTCCGCATGGCCTTGAACTCGTCTACCGCCTGCCTCAAGACAAAAGAAAGCTGGCTTTCTTTTGCTCCCCCGTAAGGGGGAGTTTTCTTTAAGTTCTCTTTTACAGGGGTAATAGGGGGTGTGGGGGGAATGGGGGGTGTTTTCTCTTTGCTTCCATTTGCTTCGGTTTGCTTCGGTTTGCTTCCATTTGCTTCGGTTTGCTTCGGTTTGCTTCCACCGATGCGACCGGCGTCTGCGCGTTTCTCTGAGATGCTGCGCTGCTCGTCTATTTCTGCCCTGGCTTTTGCCCACAGGATGCGCTCGCTGCCGCCGAGCTTGGGGGCCTCGCCGGAGGATGCGTATTGCAGCATCCCCCGGAACAGCCTTCCGCACTCAGCGTCGCTCAGATCCTCGATGGCGGTCTGCCAGGATGTCTTTAGCTTCAGCTGCTTCATTGGCTACCTCAGAACGGCAGGTCGTCGCTGGAAACGTCCTCCAGCGTATTCACGTCCACAGGCTTCGTGCGCGGGTTCTCCTTCTGATCGTCCTTCGGACTAAGGAACTCGACCTCGTCAGCCTGGACGTCGAGGCTCATCCTGGTCGTGCCGTCCTTCGCCTGGTACGTCCGTGCCTGGAGCTCACCGATCACGGCCACCTTCATGCTCTTCTTCACGTACTTAGCGCACGTCTCGCCAAGGCCTCTCCACGCTTGGATGCGGAAGAAGTCCGTCACCTTCTCGCCCTTAGAGTCCCGGAACCGGCGGTCCGCCGCCACGGTGAAGGAGCACACCGTCACGCCGCTGGGGGTCGCCCGGGTCTCCGGGTCGTTGCATACGTTACCGATCACTATCTGTTTGTTCATCCTGCACCTCCACGAACTTACCATTCTTCAACGTGTACCATGTGTCCGCTTTGATGGTTTCACCGTCAACGACAGCGGAGGCCCATTCTTTGATGTTGAAATTGTCGTCGTTTTCCGCGACGAGAACGAGAACGGCACCGAGGCCACCTTTTACTGTGCAGCAGTTCCCTCTTGCAACGGAAAGGCCATTTTTTCCGCTTGAGGAAGAACCTCTGGAAGTGGCCGCGCCGCTGTCGCCTGCCGTGGCCGCGCCGTAAGAGCCTGCCGTGGCCGCGCCTCTGTCGCCTGCCGTGGCCGCGCCGCTGTAGCCTGCCGTGGCCGCGCCGCTGTAGCCTGCCGTGGCCGCGCCGTAAGAGCCTGCCGTGGCCGCGCCGTAAGAGCCTGCCGTG